CAGCGCAAGCCCAAAAGCCAATGGCAAACCAAAAACCCCCCAACAGTAACTCCGACTACCGGGAGCCAAAGTCGAGAGATCGACGCGGAAGGCGGCAGGAAACACAGTCGATTAAGCAGTTTTTGGGCAAAGCTCAAAACGCTAGTTTCACGGAACTAGAAAATGACATCGACGAGTTTGAAGATGGTTTGCCAGATATCGACGCATAAATAAGGCATGATCACATTTCAATACTGGAACACGCTGTCTGAAGGTACCACAAAGCCGGTATTGACACATCTCACACACATTGAAGATCTGATACTCACAAAATTCGAGTCAGGTGCTGCCGAGGCCGTCAAGTTCATCGAAAGCATCGCCAACCAGTTCGCCGGCGATTCTAAGGCAGCCACAAACGTGTCCGTGAAGATTGACGGCAGCCCGAGCTTGGTTGCCGGACTTGATCCCTCAGACGGTAAATTCTTCATAGGGACAAAGGGCGTATTTTCGAAAGTGCCAAAACTGGCAAAGAGTCACGGCGACATTGACGCACTGTATGAACCGGCTCTCGCTGAAAAGATGCACGTCGCGTTTGATGAGTTACGTAAACTGAAGTGGACGGGTATCATGCAAGGTGATGTCTTGTTCACCAAAGCGTCGAAGAAGCTACTAACCATCGACGGACGTGCTTACATAGGATTCAAACCGAACCTGATTGTCTATGCCGTGCCTGTTGATTCTCAACTGGGCGCCCGTGTGCAAGCAGCTAATTTCGGCATCTGCTTTCATACTTCATACGTCGGCAATTCACTCGACCAGATCAAGGTAGTACCAGGAGCTAACTTCGAATCTTTGAAACCATCTCCGTCTGTGTTGTTGCTTTCGAACAAGTACCGGGATCTTTCCGGAACAGTAACGCTGACGAATAGCGAATCGGAAACGATTGCGACGTTGTTAATAGACCTCAAAGCGATCAACAAGACTCTACCCGCAAACGCGTTTCTGAAACTCCTTAAGCAAAGTCAAACGCTGCGAGACTACTTAATGCAGTATCAGAACAGTCTCGTCCGCGCGGGCAAGTCAATCACGCTGTCACCAAGCATATTCGCTACAGGCTTCATCGCTTTCTTGACTGACATAAAGAATCGAGAAGCTGCTAGTCGCAAGACAGAAAAGGGTGTAACCTCTGTTAACACCAAATTTGCGGAGTTCGTCAATGCCGTAGCTTCGACAAATGCCGATTTAGTAAAGCTAACATTGTGGCAAAACAAGGTCATTGAGGCCAAGAATTTCCTAATGCAGAAACTCAATGTGGCAAATGCGTTAGAGACCTATTACGAAACTGGATCAGGCATAGTTGCCGGCAGTGGCGAAGGATTTGTGGCAAGTGACTCTAAGTCTAATATGGTCAAGCTAGTAGATCGTACTCAATTCAGTAGGCTCAATTTGACGAAATAATCCAATGTTAAATCCGTGTTAACTTTTTCTTAGGAATGAGTCGGATTTGACTATATACTACAGTGTGAAGACGTAAAGGGCTCCAACTCGCTCTTCAACAACCGGTATCCTTTATACGTTTTGAAAATTCCTTTGAGTAAGCGTCCAAGGTTTCTTCGATCTAGTTGGTTTTCAACACAAAATCTTCGAATGTTTTCAAATTGGTAAGTCTTACCGAAACGATCAATTATTGTATATCGTGTATACGTACCATATTTCACTTTAACCGTTCTGCTAATCTGATCTCGCATTTCGATAGTATGTTGATATCGGCGTTCAATCAATTTCAACCCTCGGCGAGCTAAAGAAATATTCTCTTTGTGTGAATTTGATAGTTTGATTCCGGTTTGTAACATGTTGCATTTCGCTTTACAGTGTTCATATAATTTGGAATCTCGAATTGAATTTCGACATAATTTCGAATGCGTTAAAAACATCATTCGAAATGCATACCATATTTTGGCGTTATCCGGATGAATTTTAGTTAACAATCTATGAACCATGAAATGCCTTCGTGCAGTCAGGAAGATCAAGTTCTCGGGATTGTTGGTACCACCAATGCATTTGGGAATTATATGGTGCTTCTCTTTATATCCCATGGTTTTGTTCTTGTGTTCGAACCCAATAGGACTAGTCAATCGCGAATCTGCTATAATAGCGTCATGGAGCCGTTGGTAGTTCATACTTGGCTCACATACATATCTTCAGTCATTGTTGACTCCTAACTAGTTAATAATGATCAATGCCACATTGAGTTGCTAGCTCAAATGTGGCATGCTATTCTATTTAGTATTTACTAGACGTCGAACAATATCACTCCGTCTTAAGTGTACGGTACGTATTGTGGGTATGACGGTGATAACCTCATACTTGCGTTGGTTGTAAGAATGATTCTGGCTCTGTGAAAGTCACATCCAGTCATAAATCACAGGCTTTGGTATGGTCTGTTGATTATCCCGCCGAGTGTTAAGTCACGAAATGCGGATGGAGATGCACAAACATCTCAGTGGTACAGGTCGACCGCCACGTGGGTAATATGCCCAATCCGATACCAAAGACGTTAGTTTTCCTAGAAATGGGAAAACTGTATCAAGCAACAATGACCTTAGTTAACATACAGATTCCTTACACCTTAAAGATTCCCAATAGCTAACAACCTCATTAATTAAGGTCATCTGTAAAGATTCCTAATCCATTCCTAAATAACCTTCCAAACAACAATCCATCCTTCTGAATCCTTACACCTAAATAACCTTATGACCCTTTCTGAGGTTAAGGAATATTATGCCCACCTATGTCTACCAATGCCAAAATTGTGAAGCTCGGTTCGAACGAGTAACTTTGATTGCTAACCGAAAGGATGCTACCAAGGAACCCTGTAAGGAATGTTCGCAGGAGAAGATTGAGTTGGCAGCGGTGGCTCCTGGAATTGGAGATCCGGTGAATCTTTCAGTCACCCGAACTCCTGAATGGTTTACCGATAGACTCAAGGACATCAAGAAACGATATCCCGGATCGACCATAAAGACTGATAATACACTAGGAAAGTAATTGACTTCCTAGGACCGGTCCTGTAACATACTTCAGATGAGTGATAAAGATCCGGATGAACACATTTGGAAAACCACTAGGTACCAATTGGGCCCTAGTAACATTCCAAAATCTACGATCCGGTATGAACCGGTAACGTTACTAGAGGATTTTTCTACAGTCTCCACCGAGACCTCTCCGGACGGTAATCGTCTCTATACACTCGGAAACCATAAGTATCCCTCCATCACTACAGTCCTTAAGGCTACGGATAAGGAAGGCGCCATTGCTTTGTCCAACTGGCGACGTCGAATGGGCACAGAAGTTGCGTCGAAGATCACCGCGAAAGCATCATTCACCGGGTCCACGTGGCATGAATTTGCCGAGAAATGGGTAACCAACGTTCCGTTTGATTGGCGGTATTTCATCGTCCCGAATTCGGCTAGACAGGGCGCCGCGTTGGCAAGTACACTAAATTCCAGAATCGAGTCCGTGATCGCCAGTGAAACACCAATTATGTCACATCGTCTCAAAGTCGCTGGACGAATGGATATTGGTGCCCAGTTGCTCGACGGCCGGCTATGCATACTAGACTTCAAGACTGGGCGAAAGCTCAAGAAAGCCAACCGGCTTCGCCAGGCTGCAAAGCAATGTTGCTTCTACGCGCAGGCGCTCACAGAACAACTTCCTTTCGGGTCTGTCGATACTGTCGTGATTGTACAGATTCTCCCCGATGCTATTTACTGGCAAGAGTCTCCTGTTTCGTATTGGGTGCCTATGCTAGAGGAAAGTATTGCCGAATATTCAAAGAAGGTAATTCGCAATGACTGAAACTTCAGGTAACATCTCTATTGCGCTGCCAACTGGCGCACAAACTACAAACATCCAATATGATTCTGCTGAACATCCTGACCAATATTCGGTCTGGGTTGTTGAAAAGCAGACAACCGAATGCACGAGTACATGTACATGCAAGGTCTGTCTCACTAACAAATTAAGGGAGTCAATTGTTTGGGAAGCGTTAGATTGTTTCGTTATTAAGGATTCTCATGCTAACGACGCGTTTACTGAGTATGAATATCGAAATCCTGAACACAAAGGTAAGCTGCGCATCAAGCGTTATGTACCAGAGGATTCGATTCCTAAGATAACGGTTACACCCGACACTGATAAATTGATATGGAAGCGTAGTCCTAATGACCTTGAGCCGAGGTGGCCATTTCAGACTCCCGTTCCGATGCCCAGTTATCCAGGGATTATAACTCCATTTCCTACTCCTACTCCTCCGTGGACAATAAATTGTCAGAGTTCAAGTACGGATTCTTTGCCTGGAATGTAATGCTTCACGATAACATAGAGACAGAAAATGGTTACGTGGGTTATCGAGGTACTGTCGAAGAACAACCAGAAAATCCGCAAAACCGTTGGACAGATGACGACTAAATAGCCTTTACAGTTGATGACGTTGCGATGATTGTCAGTCGGACGGCGGTTCGATTCCGCCCGGGTCCACCATACGGGCTCGCCAAGGTTTCGACGGCTGCAAGAAGACCAACCGAGACTGTCGTGAAGCACTCACGTTAATCAGAGCAAATAACGAATAGACAACTATTCTGCGCTTCCGCTAGCGGCTTAGTCCGTTAGTATTGGAAGTTAATGTACTGACAGAAATGACAGTGCCGAGATGCTGGGTCCAACTTGGGAACAGAACCCCAGCCACCTTTCTATTTTAGGAATGACTACAATGAGTGATGATTTTGGTAAGATGTTCAAGCGTGACGATGAAGTGTTGGATATGGTCCCGACGCCTGAAGACTTTACGGAGCTAGTTGATACCCTTGTCGACCGGTATGACATTTCTTACATTGAAGCCATAACTGAAATTTGCCGGCACTTTGACCGCGAAATTGAGAGTATCACACCGCTGATCACTCCTAAGATTTTGCTTGCAGTTACCAAAGAAGCGGCGAGTCAACGTCTTTTGAAAGACAACAGTTTTCTGCTTGATTCGCTTGACTAAATACAGTATACTTCGTACTACTCTGACGTACTAACTCAACAAGGAATACAAATGTCTACATTCTCATCTTTGCTCAAAAAGTCCACATCGTTGGACTCACTCAAGTCCGCCGTATCAAATGTAGGTGCCAAGAAGACCTACGATGACGTTGGTTATTACAAGCTGACTCCAGATAAGGCAGGTAATGCTTCGGCAATTATCCGCTTTCTGCCAGCTCCCCCTCCTGAAACCATTCCGTTCTCTTCGTTTTACCGTCATGCGTTCGAGGGTCCCAATGGTTGGTACATTGAGAACTCGCGCACGTCACTGAATGAGCCTGATCCTCTGAGCGACTACAACAGCCGTTTGTGGGCGACAAAGGACGACGCATTTCAGACTCAGGCACGTAAGCAAGCACGTAAGTCCACTTTCGTAGCTAATATCTATGTCATTCAGGATAAGGCTAATCCCGAAGCTGAGGGTAAGGTGTTCTTGTATCGTTTCGGACCGAAGATTTTCGAGAAGATCAAGAAGGCACTTCAGCCCGATTTCCCCGAGGATCCCGCGTTTGATCCGTTCCACGTCATCGAAGGTGCAAACTTCCGTTTGCGTCAGAAGAGACAGTCCAACTTCCCGAACTATGACGATTCATCGTTCGATAGCTGCAAGCCTCTGCTAAACGGTGATGAAAAGGCCTTGAATGTCGTGTTCAAGGAACTCAAGCCCATCGCCGTATTGACCGCTCCCGATAAGTTCAAGTCGTATGAGGAACTCAAGAAGCGCCTCGACAAGGTCATGGGATTCGACACGTCCGTGTACCTCACTCCAGCGCAGGCTTCAGCCGATAGCGGAATGAGAGTTGGGGCGCCGTCTGCTTCTGCTCCTGTTAACGCCAAGCCCGTAGCTGCCGTTGCTACGAAGTGGGTACCGCCAACACTCGGTTCGTCTGACGATGAGGTCGATGAAGATACTGCGGCTCGTTTGGCGCAGTTTGATGACGACAAGGAATAAGCACCTGTCGTTAGTGTGAATGATGCCGGCCCAATGGGCCGGCATCTGTTTTTGGAGATACCATGAAAATTGTCATTGCCAGACTGCGCTCGCGTGTGAACTATACACGCCCGCTCGAACACATTATGGATACGTTTTTCGAGTGTTTGAGGCAGTTCCAGAGTCAACATCCGGAACACGAATACCTATACTACAACTTTGCGTTTGGTGGTAAACCGAAACGGGATTTGAACGCCATCAAGTTGGCTGATGTGGTAATCATACCCACCGAAAACGAGTTTCATGCGTGGGTGCCTAACTATTTGCACCCGATGAATTTGGCAAAGGCTAATGCATTCATCGACGAGATGAAACCGCATCTAGATGGCAAGACTGTGATCTTGCTTTCTTGCGACCGAGCGGATACAGTAGAGTTGTTTCGAACGAAGACTCTAAGTGGCGCGACCCCCGCCAACATTCTTTGTATTGACGAGGACGACTTCCCTATTGGCGTCACTGCTTTGAAAACTACCTTCATCAATGAATGGTACCGGGAGAACTACTTAAGTCATTGGTCTGTTGAGAGACACAAAGACTTCATCTACTGGGGCACTGAGAAGCGTAAGCTACCTGGGGGTGGTGTTTCAGGCGACGTTCGCCATCTGATTCTCAAAGCCATCTCGAAGTCCGGGCTTGAATGTGATTGGATTGGTAGATTCGCAAACATCAAACGTGATAGTCCTATGCTACCGTCGGCTGAGATTTTGCCGCGATTGAGTAACGCCAATGCGACGTTGTGTTTCAATTGGCTCAATCCGCAAGCAATTACAGCACGTTACCATGAAGCTATAGCGTCGATGTGCGTTCCTTTGGTATGGGATAACTATGACAGTACAGATCGACTAGGTATTCTCGATTGGCAACGTTGCCGTACGGCCGATGAGGTTATTTCGAAGGTGCGCGAATTGCGGTCAGTGTCGTTTAGAGCAAGCGTTGTGAAGACGATTGAAGACCGTTACTATCCCAGAGTTCCTACTCAAGAGAAGATCTTTGCACGATTCGACGAATTGTTAACCCAAAAGTTAGCGATTGCCGACCAAGCTGCGTAGAGTTGGGCTAGAATCAGTAGGTGATAGCAATGGCGCCTTGCTGATTCCGCCGAACCCACCGACTACCGAGTTGTTTTGGTTGTTGGTAACTATCACTGGGCCACCACCTGCTGCTAGCGCAGGAGCGTTGGCAATATTTGATGTGACATCTTGACGCCCTGATTGACTTTGATCGGCAACAATCGACGCTCCTGCATTTCCCGAAATAGAAGCGGTTCGTGTAGGTGCCGCAGCTTGTGCCGCAGACCCTAACGCGAAATAGCTCTTTCCCGAAGATCCATACGCATCTTTTTTGTTGAGATCCTTAACGGCAGCTCCTGGCCCGAGTAAATGACTAGCAGCTAACATTCCTGCTACTTTCGCCGGCTCCGTAGTCTTGTCTATTGCTTTGATTTGTAGCAACGTCTTGTATTTAAGTTTCGTATAGGCGACCATAGCTTTTTCTTGGATTTCTGGCGAGTTGAAGAATGCCTCTTTACCACCAGCTATAGTCCAATTTGATGGATCGGCAGTTACGTCTTTGATCTTCCCTTTTTTTGATGCTCCTGGTTTTAGAAGTCCGACGTCTTCGAGAGCCCCTAGACCAAATTGGTATTTTCCGATATAACCCAGTGTATTTTCTGCTCGATAGTTATTGCTACTTTCTCGATTGCCGATAGCGGCAGTGTATGCGTTATAGTCGATAGGAAGTTCGCCTGGAACGTTTCGAACTTTGCTGGTATCAACACTCACGGCAATTGCTGATGGAGATGACGCGCTTGCAGTAGGCGCAGAAGTTACCGACGTCGATACATTGGCTTCTCCAGATACCGGTGAACTGATTGTGTCTGTTTGCGCGGAACCGCTGGTCGCGCTTGCAGTAGGCGCAGAAGTTACCGACGTCGATACATTGGCTTCTCCAGATACCGGTGAACTGATTGTGGCGGTTTGCGCGGAACCGCTGGTTGCGATTGCGGCTGTCTTTGCTCTTCCTTCAGTTCCTTTGAGATATTCCGCTCTACTCGACCCCGGGTTTTCTTTCATAAACTGTTGGAATGTCTTGCCGTTGTTCTTTTTTACATTTTCAGCTTCGATTTTGTTATTTCGTTCTGTGGCTCCGGCATTCTTATCTTCATCAACTGACATGAATTTGCCAAAGATTTTTGTTAGGAAATCCCCAACTTTTTTTCCTGCCTCGGTTTCGTTGAACGCTTTGCCGAGTAGCCATCCAATTCCAGCGCCAACTGTGGCTGTCGCGGCCATGGCCAGACCTGGTAAGGCGCCGGCGATTAGAGGAATTATTCCACCTATCGCACCCATCAGCATCGGCCCAACACCAGCAATGAATCCTTGTAGTTTACCAAAAAGTCCACCGATGATACCCATGATTCCTCCTGCCCCAGAAGGCTTGACAGCCGCGGCTGTAGGTGTCATGGGTCCAATCAAGCTCGATGATTTTTCGGATGCGGCCTCTTCCTCATCGAGTTTGTTAGTTGCCGCATCGACTAGAATTTTGGTGTTTTCATACGTTCCGGCTAACAGATTGGTGTGCTTAGAAAGTATAGCAACGGCTGCGTTACTACCTACTTCGCTTTTCAACGTATATGGAGGGGTGTATGCTCCGGATGCCGCATGTGCGTTGAGTTCTGCGTTGAGTTCTGCGTCCGCTTGTTCATATGGATTTGTAGAACCGTCAGATGATGACGACCCTCCTAATGCCTCTGTTTCGGCAGGTTGCAACGGAGTGAATGAGTTATCCCCGGCTGGCTTTGCTAAATTGGCACGTTCTAACGCTTTCTCGTTGAGTTGTTGTTCTTTGTGAAATGTGGTTTTGCCACGAGTTCCTCGGCTTGATGCCATTTCAAGTGCGGTAACAGCCAACCCAATAAGTGGGCTTCGTGTGGCGGCACCGGCCAAAAGCCCGCCTACTGGCAAACCAAGTACCTTTTTAACGGTTCGTCCTATTCTAGCACCTATAGATATCGTGTGTTCGATATTGGCAACAGTCTTGTCGATGATATTCATAAGAGGCATTCTATGCAATGTCTTATTTAATTCGGTGTCTTTGACTATGTCTTCTTGAAGTTCTTGCAAAAGCCGAATGACATCTGCCATGTGTTCAATATCAGTGGACTTAGACTGATAGTAGTAACCAGCTACTTCTTTGTAATAGTATGACAGTCGTTCCTTGATGTACGCTGGTGTCTTTGGGTTTTGAATTTCGGTTCGCAGTAAGAGTTCGTCCCCGGCAATCTTTCGTTGCAACTCTAGCGCAGCATTGTCTGTGAGGTCACCAAATGCTTCGAGACGGATCTTACCAAAATCCGTCCTTCCAGCTAGTGTTTGTGTAAATTTGTCCATCGTTGATTACCTATTTTCGCTTGGCGTCCTCATTACGTTTTGCAATCCATTCGTTCAGTAGTATCAAGTAAATGTCGCGTTCAAACGGCATCATTCCTTGTATGTCGTCCCACCCCCAATGATAATCATGCACCATTGCGAATACCGTTTTGTAATGGTTTAGGAGGGTGTCGTACCTAAACCCCACGCTAAAAAATCCGCTAACCCGGAAACTTTGATATGATGTGAAAATTGACACTTCGAACATACATAGTTGATGTCATATTTCAGCGTTGGCATGGTTTCGAGAAATTTGACTAACTTATCGTAGTCATTTGGAGCCAACGACTCTAGAAATTCAATTTGCTCTGCTTTGTTGTATGTAGAGAAGTCATATAGTTTGTGTTCTGCCGAATCCGTCAAGGTGTCGAATAAATCGGTCAGTGCGTCAATTGCGGTAGCTTGACTAACAACACCATTGACAACTGTCGTTTTGAACATTTGGTTGATTGTGTAAATTGTAGGATACCTTAAATTCAACGTGAACCGTTCTGAAAGAGGAATGGATAAATTCCTTGGAACATCAGTGTCTACTTTGATGTCTGCAATTGGAACGGTGATCGTGGTCTTGTTACCACAGATTTTGTCAGTTCCCTCCGCAATTCTACGGCATTCGTAAATTGGTGTTGCAACTTCACCAACGCTACGCGCCCGTAGTTGTAATAGTAGGAATTCAATATCGAAGAATGGAGCCGTGCGCGGTTCGACGATTCCGTTTGTGCAATTGCGAATGATTTGCGCGACTGCTTCCGCTTGCTCGTCGTAGTTCTGCGACTCTTGCGCCATTAGCAGCAGCTTTTCCTCGCGCACGAGGTACGGTCGCATACTAATTACCGTGTTGCTTGATGGGAGAGTTACTGCGAATGAATACGCGTCAATTTGTGGGAGTTTCATGATTTACCTTGTATTTGGATGTAGTGGTACGCGAACGTTGTAGAAAATGTCATTGGAGTATCCGGGTTGTCCCAAGATACCTGGAGGTCGCCGACTGTAATTGGGTACAATTCGGTCAATCTCGCTTCGATAACCGGTTTGTTTTTCGATGCAGTCGGTGTGTAGATTGTTGTTGTTGCATCGACCACATAATCATCGTAGTACCTCACTCCGAATGATGTTGAATCCGAACGCACACCACCAGTTTCACCATTTTGTGGTCCTGCAATCTTTTCTTGCCACTTTGTTATTGTGTGGTAGACTGCTGCCGCAAACTCTTCCTTTTCATCCATCAGTATGAAGTTAACTTGAATGTCTTGGAAAATTTGCCCGTATGCCATCTTACGAGTCGGGCCGGTATACGAAAAGTCTTCATATGTTGCTAACGATTGCCCTTGAATTCCGAATGACTTTGCGACTATGCCGCGTTTTAACACTTCGATACCACGTTGAATGCGCGAATCTGTAGAATCCTGAAGTACCTTTGGAGTGTCATTGAGACGAAACAGCCCTCGGCCAGTACTAACCCAATGTGAGGTGTTGGTGAAAAACTCTTGTGGGTTGAAAATACTAGACATTCTTTTCTCCGTCGCTCCATACTTCCTGAACTCGCTTACCTACAAATGAATGGTTTGGATATGCCATTGCTACTGCCCATTCGATAGGTGAAATGAACACCGCTTGTCCTTGAATTCGATTGAGCTTATACCGCTTTATTGTTGGCTTGTGATTTCGAAATTGACCGTATGATACCAAGTCCTGGTACACGATATTTATGAGTGACAATTGCGACACTGGAATTGGAACGATCAGTGGCATTAAGGCTTCGAATAGAGCAAATCGTAGTCGATATGGAAGGTAATGAAAGTTCATTCCGAGCATACTATCTTGATCGCGGTCGAGAACCAACGTTAGTGGGTATTGATCATGGTCCTCGGCTGCTGCGTTGTATCTGTACGTGTAAAATAACCCAGGTGTTATGCTTCTGGGAGCAATTGACATACTGTGCATTTTGCCGTATCGGCGAATGATTCTATCTTGATCTTGCGGCGCGATTTTACTTAAGAGTGCCGTGGTGAATTGTGCCCATAGAACTGTCTGCGCTGTAGCATCTCCGCTCGGAACGTTTCCCAGTCGTCGTACTGCCGGGATAAAAGTGGCAACTAACGGACTGTTTGGGAGCCGGCGAAGAATCTGGCTAGCTGTTTCCTGTTCAACTGGTGGAATTGCGGTGTGAAGCAACCCGCGATATGTTGATGCGGAAAAGGGACTTCGCGGGTGTCTCAGGTATTGTTGAATGAATAGGTTGAGAACGTTAGACATTGGGGAATAGTTGCTTCTCTGTTACGACCATGAATTGCCACCCCTTATTCTTGCAGTAAATGTTTGCCGCATGCCATTTTGATTGGTTCTTTTCGTACTCCAGAGCCTCTTTGATCATGCGCTTCTTGTTGCCGTTCCTAGGTTTTAGAGACGGGTGAATGGTTTGCGTATGAGGTTTGATTTCTACCATACATACAGTGTTCTTACCGGCTGTGTCTTTGACTGTCATTACAAAGTCGGGAAAGTATCTATGCCATTTGCCGTCTGGTGCAAAGAAATATGGAATCTGGAGCCCCTCTGACATCCAATTCACCACACTCGTTTTCGTGTCGAGCCATTCCATGAAATTTCGTTCCCACGAACTTCGGAATACAATGTTAGACGCATCTCCTACATACTTATGTGGATTGCGTGGTCTGAATTTTCCCTGAAAGAATCGTGACATGACTAAATAGTGCGTAGACCTATTTAGTCGGAGCAATAGATGCCAAACATCTTTAACGTACTTGACACCAATCGAAACACGACAACTGCGGCCAAGCTGCGGATGTTCCGCGAGGGTACAGGCGCTAACATATTGTCATTTCCCGTTGGGTTGTCTGGAGGAGATGGTGCTGCAATGCCTTTCGTCATCTTCGCTCCGTTTACGAGAACCGCGTCTAACCGATTGACCAGCGTCGATTACACCAAAGTGCTAGATGATTTACCGTCTCCTACATTCGCCATTGCGTTACCCCTTCCAACGTCAGCTTTGAAAACCAAATACGGGGTCACTTACGATTCGTTTGAGTTGGGCGCGACTTCGGGTGCTATCGGAACTGGTATCAAAAATGTGTTCAATGCTTTTACCAATTCAAAGGAAGAGTTACCTGGCAAAATAGTCGAAGGTGGTAAAGCATTCCTTACTGCCGCTGGAGATGTAGGCAAAGCTGGAATTTATTCAGGAATCGTGGGCGCGATTGGAACATTTTCAGAAGGATCCGCCAAAGCATTCCAAAAGTTGTCTGGTGTGGTCGAGAACCCGTTTACCGAAACACTGTTCAAGGACGTGCAGTTCAGAACGCATCAATTTGATTACGTATTTCAGCCCCGTAACATCGACGAGTCTCGAAAGATCGACGAAATTCTACAACTGTTCAAGTTTTACATGCTTCCTGCCGCAGGATCGTTCCTGGATTCGAATGACAATGGGCAGTTCTTCTCGTTCCCATATGAGTTCCAAATCACGTATTCTGTTTCGGACACCACGTTCACATTGATGCCTTCGGTGTTAGAGTCAATGGATATCAGTTATGGCGACACCGCCTCGCCGAAATTTTTCGTTGAATCTGATGGTAAACGATATCCGACCAAGATAACGGCGTCGTTAACGTTTAGAGAAGTAGTGGTGTTGACGAGAGATCGTATCGACTCAACGAACATCGAATTTTTAGGGGAAGAATCCAAACGTCCATTCAAGAGGTTCAGATTCTAATGCAATTTTTCCAGTACTTTCCAGCAATTGACTACGTAACTACTGAATCAACATCGGGTGTAACGCAGCGTGTGACTCGCCGAATTCCAAACATGACGGTCAAACTGACGTTGAGTGTTCTCGATGATAGTTCGGTTGCATTTGAAACGTACACTATTGCCGATGGGGATAGACCCGACACTGTTGCCGCTAAAATGTATGGCAATGCCAGATATGCCTGGGTTGTTATGTTGGCAAACAATATGAAAGATTGGTATGATTGGCCGCTTACCGACGCGGAATTTTATGCTTATCTGTCGAGTAAATATGAGTCATACCAAGGCGCCGGTGACGGATACACAGTAGCCAAAGAAGCTGTTTATCAGCGCATTTGGATCACCGAGGATGCCCGAGAATTAGTTGTTGATGAGACCACATATGACACGTTATCTCCAGCGCAACGACGCATAGACACCATTTACGACAAAGAATATGCCGAAAATGACCGAAAACGGAATATTCGTCTAGTATCACTTTCATCTTTGCCAGATGTGGTAAAGCAATTCCAGGAAGCAGTATCCCGATAATGACGGCGCCAAATGCCTCGTATGCCAATAAGCATGTAGATTTTACTCAATGTTCGCTTGCTTCGCCGTTCGTTAACAATCGCGCAGACGTGCAATCTGTCATTTCTGACATTCGGTCGGTAGTGAGCCAGGTTGACATTTATGAAAACATCTTCTCTCCTGTATTGACTGGAGAGTTGACGATTCAAGACGATGTTGGGTTATCTTCGTTGGTACCATTGATAGGAATGGAATCTGTGTTGTTGAAGTTCAATATCACGGATCCTACAGGAGTGGTACGTCACTATGGCAACTCATCACCGTTAGTATTTTCGGTGTATCGCGAATCAAACCGATCTCCCCGCAATCAAGGCACTGAGAGTTACAAGCTCGGTATGGTTAGTTCCGAATTGTTTTCGTTGTCTGAAAGTAGAATTTCGAAAGCATATCCCGAAATTCCAGGGCAGTCTGCGCGAGTTGAAACCATCATCCAAGATCTGATTGCGTCTACAAAAACGAAGAAATCCTTTACTGACATCGAAACCACGAAGTCTCCCATCAACGTGGTTATTCCTTACTTACGTCCAATAGATGTGATTAAGTTATTGACACTTCAGGGGCAGAGTGACACTTCCGAAACAAATTACACGTTCTATGAAACGCTTCGTGGATTCCACTTCTCGTCGATTCGCCGCATGATTGAGCGTGGGCAAACATCTGTAATTCCAAAAATCTCAATGCGCCTTGCCGGACTCTCTGGGGCAAAGAGTGTGGTTGATGATATTACTGCTGACGCCATTGAGGTTGTGTCTGGGTTTGATTTTCTGTACCAGCTTTCTCATGGGGCATTTGCATCAGTAACTACAGGCGTCGATGTTCTTTCTGGTAAGTATCGGCAAACGATATCGTCATCGAACGATGACGCCACCAAAGCGAAGACACTCACAAATGGGCGTGGAGCATTTCCAATGTATCCATTCGAGTTGGGCCGAATAGCGAATCCAACCGCCAAGATGTTTTTGGTGCCGACGACCTCCATTTCAGCTGCCGATACCTCGATAACAAGTAAGGATCCTACAGTTCGTGACAACTTCATTGAACATACTATTGACGGCCGCAACCGTGAGTTGATATCACTACAATCGAAATGTGTTAGAGTGCGCGTGTCCGGTGTGCCTGAACTACATGCAGGAAGTCTTGTTGACATTGTGGTACCAATTCCGAGTAACAATAACAAATTTGTACAAAGTCGAGTTGATATCGCATCTGGTAGATATTTGATCGTGAGTGCGAAACACACGCTCATAAATACTGGCGCAGGACAATTCCTGTATGAGACTGTTTTTGAGGCGTGTTCTGATTCCCATGGAAAGTAACTTGATGCCGTTAGGCGGACCAGATTCTCATGACTTTATGGGAAAGAACGGATTTTTGTGGTGGATTGGAGTGGTCGAAGACCGCAACGACCCGCTCGAACTTGGCCGCGCGCGGGTGCGTATTTTCGGGACCCATCATGAATCAACGTCAGTTTTACCAACGTCAAGCCTTCCATGGGCATTAGCGTTGACTCCTTTGAATAACGCATCGAGTCCCAAGTCACCGCCTGAAGCCTCTTGGGTTTTTGGGTGCTTTTTGGATGGTCAATTATGTCAACAACCGTTGATGCTCGGAGTGCTTCCGGGTTATCGAACAAAGACTCCTAACGCCTCTACAACTAAGAAATCGCTACCGACATAACATGCCACTATCTAACGTTCTCCGTGTGTTCAAGATGTTCATGAATCCGGCTCGAGGGTCGGGAGCAGGAACTATGTCCGAGATGGAGCCGTCGTATGCTCCGAAGTATCCCTTCAATGACGTGAAGTCTACTCCCGGTGGTCATCTGTTTGAGATGGATGATACGCCCGGTGCTGAACGGGTGCAGGTGACACATCGTTCAGGCACACATATTGAGATGCGACCCGATGGCTCTGTTAAATACAAGTCAGTTAAGAAGCGTCAAGATGTCACGATTGGAGATCACGACATCATCATTCAGGGCGACTTCAACATCACAGTTGATGGTGGCAGCAAAATTCTTGTCCGAAACGGCGCGCTCGAAATTCAAGCTGATTATGGGGCTGCCGTAAATGTAAAGGGCGAATTGAAACTTGCTGCCGACAACATTAAGTTGCAAGCCAAGAAGAAAATCTCGTTAGCTGCGCCGTTCGTTGATATCGGTGGTGGTGTTGGTATGACTCCGTATATGTCATTGCCATACGGTGTTGCTCCTATTTTTGGTATACCTATGCCCGTATTGACAGGGTTGTCAGTGCCAAAAATTGCGGGTATTCCCGTACCAAGTGGGTCAGGACTCGACGCTATCCCTGGATTGATTACGACTGCCGCGGCTATAGCCAATCAAGTCAATACCGCGGCCTCATATGCTAAGAATATTGGTAAGAGTAAGCAGTTGATTGCCACGATGAAGGATGCAGCGTTGGATCCGTTGATTCCAGAAATTGATCAACCAGAAGAATTGCCATTGACAAATCCGAAGTTGTATAGCGGAGTTAACATTGACCGAATTCGTTTGCGAGACAGACAGTTCGATTCCCCAGACGATGTTTCCGATGCCGAACTGTACACTGCGCATGTTAACCTGTGCGAGGAACTGAAAGATCTGATTCCGTCCGACAAGGATCTTCCTGGACAGAAAACCTTGTCTGATGACTCCGTGCCAGCCAACGAGCCAATTCCAGTAACATCGTTTTCGATATCTGGTACCGTGGTGTGCCGAACTGGCAATACGAGCATCATCGGAACTTCCACGAAGTTCACTAGCGAAGCTGTTGCTGGGCAGACCATCAATGTTAACGGCCGACGCGGGATAATCAAATCAGTGTTGTCCGATACAGAATTGACATTGACATTGCCATGGGCATACGAGCCAGTAGAAGCGACCCCATACGTACATGTGTACCGCCCATTTGCAGAATTCTATGATGTTTACAAATACGCGACGAGTGCGCCATTGGGAACAAGCGGATTGGCATTGAGAGATTTGATGACTAACTACATTCCTCCAACTATCGAGAAGGACAGTACTGGCATTAGTGTTCCTTCTGTGCCTCCTACGCCTAAAGAGCCTCTTGGTGGTAGCGCAGGAACCATTACACCTCGTGAGTCATACCAGGAGGCCGTATAATGGCGAACACTAGTGGGTTCCAAGACGTCCGAACTGCGGCGCAGCTTCTCGAATCAGAGAAGCCTCCGAAGCAGCTTAAGTATGCCAAGAAAAATCCGATTCCGTCGAAGTTACGAGCAATTGTTTCTAAGGTAACTGGGCTGACTTCTGCGCCTGGCGGCTCATCTATTGGCAAATACGCCTTGATGGGCGCAGCTAAGATATCTGCCGCTCTCGCAGGCTCGAAGTTGTTGTCTGTGGTTAGTGGCAAGTTGACAGGTGCAGTTAACACAGTCCAGAAAGCATCGTCATTGGTTGGTGCAGGTGTGAGCATCATCGAGGAGACCGACCCGAAGAAGCTAGTTCGCCCGCTGCTTGACGGTTCATCGGTCAATCCTGCACAAGCTGGTAAAGCGTTAGCTAAGACTACCGCATCAGGAATCGTGTCGAGTTTGATCACCGGCGTTCCTCTAGCTTCTGGCATTCCACAAGTTGCGCTTCCGTTCAAATCGTTAGTGAAGCTCAAGTCTTCTCCGCGATTCTTCGATGCGAAGAAGGCTGTCACATCTGCTCCGTCCGTCGCCTCAACGGCAATTGCATTGGTTCAGCAGCGGGGCCTGCTCGAAGACGAGATCATGTATC